CTTATCTAAGTATGATTACAGGACTAACTCAAAGCCTTATGGACGCAGGTTCAAGAAGATCATTGCTATTGAGCGAGATGAAGGTACAGCAGATTTAATACGAGAAAAAACGAAGGATAACGATTTAGTTGAAGTTCATTGCTGTACAGTAGCAGAGTTTTTTAACGCTTATGAGGGCGAGAAGATCGGCTTTGTCTTTTTAGACTACTATTCTTCATTATCTCCTGTGATGATGCAAGACATTGAAGTGATTATTGAGCGTGGACTCTTAGAAAATGGTGCTAATCTCATACTTAATTTTTTTGGTGGTCGTGAAATAAAAGTTAATCAAATACGACAACAACGGCTTTTTAGGGCTTTGATTAAATCAATGGGTTCTGATGAGACTTGGGAGAAAGCTGGTAAGGACAGGAGAAGGTGTCTCGCATTCAATGGGTTTTTAAGGAAAACAGCGAACAGTTTAACAGAGCAAGGAACATACTCATCAGTCATGCCCCCTACTTGGTATAGGTATAAGACGCTCAAGGGTTTAACTATGCTCACTTGTGCCTTTTCGTTTTTGAAGCAAAGAGGCCACAAAAAGACCTCGACTAAAGCTACAGAAAAATGGCTCTTACTTGGTTCAGATGGGCTAAAAGAACATAAGACGAATGTAGTTTGTAGAGATATGTTTGAAGTGGAATACTTGGTGAGTAGCTTTTATGATAAGTATCATTATACACCACAGCCAAGAAACTTGGGGGTAGCTTCGGATACGAGACTTGGGATTGCAATAGACAATCTTGGTCTTTGTCCTCGATCACTCCCAACTATAGATCAAATCAAAGGTGAGCTTGGACGCATCTATCAAAGGGAGGGTTATATCTCAATGCACTTTCTGTACAAGGCAAAGTTGCCTGTGACTTGGAAGGCTTTTAAGGTGGCAGATTATGCTTCTTTGTGTGATGAGATGAACATCCCACATCGCCTCTATGTTCAGTTAGTGAACAAAATGAGAACTAGGTATGAAACCTTTGTGGAGTATCTTGACCACAGGAAAAGGGGAGGTCGTATCACAGACTTTAAGAGAGATAATCTTCGTAAGCAGATTGGGGGTCGCAAACTTAAATCTACCCCTCTTTCATACTTTGAAGATGAGCTTACAGATATGCAGTCCTGGTTCCAACAAAGAGGTCTTAACTTGGATGGTAGCTTACCTTTTTCGTATTCCGAGGACGAGATAAAGCAACGATACTTGGAGGGAGAAGCTGTGAAAAGCCTCGCCTCTTATTACATCTTGACCGAGAGAAGGGTGAAGGAGGTCTTGAAAAGTCTGTCTGTAGATCGGTTGACTAGATCTGATCGCATCTACGAGATGACGGAAGATATACTTTTTGACTACGAGCTTGGTTTTACTATCAATCAGTTAGGGGCAAAATACGATTTGCCTTTTGCTACTGTAAAGAGTGTTTTGGGTTCAAATCATATAAGTAACCTAACCCACTAAGGTTAGGAGAACCCTATGAAAATACCCCCTTGGAAAGATGCCTTTCACCAATACTTGAACTCAATTGAGGAGCGTGAGCGAGAGGCTTATTCCACCATATTCAACTCGGAGCTTGGACTAAGGGTTGATCTATCACACCCACTCAAAGGCGTGACTTCTATTAAGTTTGAAGGCACTCCAGAGAGCATTGAGAAGATTGAGGGCATCTGTGATGTGGTTAAAAACTATGTCCGAGTCTATACGATCACAAATCGTGGTAGAAATCTGTTAGATACCATGCCCATTTACGACTTTGATAACATCGTCTGTGATAAAGACACGCTCAAGGCTTTTATTGCCGAGAACAAGACGAGGTATCCAAACTACAATCACTTGGTAGACTTTTATCAAGTGGTCATTTCTGGGTTGAGAGGATATTGATATGTATACGACTGATAAATGTGTTGAGGACGAGGTTTACTGCAATGTCAGTATGCTCATGGCAGAAATCTTAAAGAACTCCGATGCTGTGGAGTCCGAGTGGTATGAGGAGCTGTTCTATGTCCTTCAAGACATGGAGGAGGTGGAGTCCATGCGTGAGAATGGGGATTGCTATGTTGAGCCATTGAGCTTCTGGGCGATCTCGGAGCGTCTAGCCGTGTTCTTGAAGCTAGAGGGCCATCCTGTCACGAACTACTTTGGTACATGGATTTGGGGTCGCCCCACACATGGACAGTTGATTAAGTGCGATGGTGTGATTGAGAAGTTTGTTGAGGAGGTCAACGCTTCTCTTTAATAGTTTCTTTATAGGCTTCTCATAAGTAATCGACAAAGGAGAATGACTTATGAAGAGAAACGCATCTGAACTGATAAGAAATCTTGAACAACGAGTAGCTAGACTTGAGCAAACAAAAACTGCTGGTGGTCTGCCTCTTGAGTTACACTTTTACGAGGGCAAGGTAGGAGTTGCTGTGGACTCGGACACCCCCGCTTCTACCGAACTTAAAAGCCTCTACCATTCTGATGTTAAAGAGCAATCACTAGGGTATGAGATTGTTTATTTCAAAGAGCCACGACTTACTACACAGGGCGTTGATACACTTCGGATATGGGGTGGTGGAAAAACCATATCGAGAGGGAAGCTGACTCCCAAAAACAGCTCGGTAGATCAAAGGGATCTCGTTCTAAAGTTGTACTTGAACCCTATGCTTTATACATACCTCAAAAAGCTATTTGATCTTACTACGACCGAGATTACTATCTACTAAAGGTCTACCTCAGCCATGAGGGGATTCTCTTGGTGTACTTATCTGCTAACTTAGAAGCACACCAAGCGTTCGGTTTAACCTCTACACTATCGTAGCCATACCCTCTCACCATAGCGACAAGAGAACGAGAGAACCTACCTGTTTTGTGGCTTGTGTTCTCATGGCTAACATCTAGGTGGATAGAGATGTTAGCGTGTGGGATTGCCTCTGTGATCTGACAAGCGATTTCTATTGTTGATTGAGCTTCGGAGAACACACGCTCATAGAGGCTGTGATGCTTTGGGCGTTCTTTATGTTCTAGGTAAAAGTATCGGCAGTGGTATTCTGGATCATCGCAGAGGACTGCGATCACAGAGACTAAAAAAGTACCAGAGTTGAATGGCTGGCTATCAGTTCCTAAAACGATCTCGTGTTCGTGCCGAGATGCTTTTTTTAGGAACTGGATAATACAGTCATACTCTATGATTTTTTTAGTGCCTGTTTTCCACATCACCTCCACCTTTCATTATTTGTTTATAGTTAATCATACCATATAAAGGAGGGCTACTTATGTTTCACCATTTAACCTTAGCTGTAAGAGACAGAATGATCAAAGAGCTACAAGAGTATTGGCAGGATCACCCTCGATACAAGACTCTTGCTCAAAACATCCAAGGGAAATATGCCTTTGATGAGCGACCCCAGTTTGGGATGGTGGTCAAGACAGGGGGTGCTAGTAATGTTGTCCTTAGTCCAGATAACTTTATAGCCACCGTCAAAGGTTCAGTTGTTTTAGCGAGTGTGCTTGGCAAGAAAAGCGTAGCGATTGAGTGGGTGAGGGAGTCCACTTTTGAGACACCGAGAAAAGGGGTGTATCATTTTAAGTTTGCTAAAGCACAAGGCACAGACCCTAATAAATATGTCATCACACAGGATATATATCAGTACCAAAAAGAGGATGTGCTGATCTTTACGAACCCGACTACGATTGAGCTACTTGAAGAACCAGTAGCTAACTCGTTTAGGTTGATAGAAGATCCTTCAGGTCGTCTGTTGGAATCAACAGAGTATACTCGTAATGGCACAACAGTCACTTTGGCTGAAGAAGTACCTAGAGGCTTAAGTCTAAGAGCACAATACACATATAAAGAGGCAGATGCTCCCGACCCTTACACAGTATATCCCGATCAAGTGTATCGAGAAATCATACCTGGTTGCCTTATAGCGATTGGGAGATGGATTGAAGATGGAGATGAACAGATCATAGTGGTAGAGGAATCACAGCAAGCTACCTATCACGAGTACGGAGGTCGCTGGGATATAAGCGTAGACATTGATCTTGTGACTAGGGATGTTCATAGCCAAGCCGACATAGCCGATAGGACTGTTGTTTGGCTTTGGTCTAGCCTTAGACCTAAGCTCGCCAATCTAGGGTTAGAGGTTTCGGATGTGAGCTTGGGTGGTGAGGGTGAAGAGGTATATGACGATAACGCTGACGATTATTTTTACACAGCGAGCATGAGTCTATCTATCCAAGCGGATTGGTTTGTTCACTTCCCACTGGTCATACCTTTGTTGAGGTATAACTTAGAGGGCGTTGTGCCTGTTAAAGAGATTATCACCTCACCCGTAGCTGGTATCGGGTCTGATACTGATTTCTTACAGAGGCTTCTTTAATAGTTTATTTATGAATCAACTTATACAAGAGAAAGGGTCTATTTATGCCTATCCTAAAGTTCCAATGCACAAGTTGTGGTTTCTCACAGCGTAAAAGAGTCTCACGAGGTACTGATAGTATATCATGTACTTGTGGGGAAAGTGCATTTGCTGAAGGCTCTCCTAACCTCACAGTTGGCTTTCAAGCTGATGTCTCTCAATCAATGCGTGTTCAAGACTCTGGAATAGAGTCTTTCGACATGGATTATGATCGAGTCATCGGTGAAGATGCCAAAGCGAAGTGGGATATAGTCTATAGGAGAAATCGGGATAAATGGGACATCTTACATTCTACGGGTGACTCTGGGAATGACATAATGAGATTACCCGATGGGTCATACGATTCTTTGCCAGATCCAGCGAAGGTTTATCGTGAGACTCGTCTGGATGGAATGAATAAACTTGAACAACAAAGATCATCCTCAACTAAGGAGTAAAGCTCATGGCTATTGAAGGCGGCTACGCACCACCTGGTGTTTACACCCGAACAATTTTTGAAGATACCAATACTAATCTCGCTCAGCTACAAGGGAAAGTACCTACCCTCATTGGTGTAGGTAAACAAACCTTTTCTGTGACTGGTAGTGAGTTAGTGAGGGGGTCTTCTGCAACCATAGATCAAAGGATTGTAGAAGAAGATCCTACAGGTCGAATGATTGCTGACACAAACCCCGATGGTTCTTTTGTCCTCTCTGACTTTGATGGTGTCTTGACAGAAGTATATGTGAGACACTTCCCAATCGTAACTGGAGACGGATCGGGAACTACCTCAAATACCCCTAGCTCTGTATCAGCGACTATCAATGGCAACGCTACTGTTATCCTTGAGGTTGATGGTGCGAATGGGAAAATTCGTCTCGCAGAAGCACCGAGTCAAGGTGATGATGTTAGGATTTCTTACTTCTTCAATCGTACAGATACTTTTGTTGAAGATGAGGTTTTAACCTCACAGGTTTCTGATTTCCAAACAGAGATCAGAGGTTCTGCTTCTACTTTTGTGATCACTGCCGAGACTAATACTCTTATCCTCACTTGTGACGGTGAGACTCAAGTCCTCACACTTGGTGTTGAAGCAAATAGAGCCGACTCTCTCGATAAGGTTCAGAACATCATTAATGGTGCGAGTATTGGATCACTTGAGGCAAGCACCTATGTAGACCAAGACGGCTCGGAGAACCTTCTTCTTTCTGCTGATGGCGAAATCATCGTAGGTGCAGGTTCTGCTAACCTCGCTCTTGGTATTTACACCAATCAGAGAGGCACAGCTAGAAATCGTACCTTCTTCACCACGAACGGACCGATTGTTGACGGAACAAACGCTGGTGTCATCACTACTGATGTTAGCCTCATCACAGTTAAAGTAAATAACGCTGTCGTTCAAGCCGAGTCTGTTGACGGTGCAAATGGGTCGTTTACTCTTGCGAGTCCTCCATCGGTTGGATCGACAGTAAGCGTTTCTTACTACCACAACACATTCCGAGATCAGTTCGATTACATCCCTGGTCGTGATGTTAAATCACTTGATCGTGTTTCACTTGTTGCGAGTGGTGGAGGAGCGGCAGCTCAGTTCATTCAAGATGTAGATTTCGTACTACATGACGATAAGATCGTTTGGGGTACTGCTTCAATCGTATCTCAAGGTGATATCCAGACTGGTAATACTGCATTCGGCACTACTCAAGTTTCAGCCCTTCTTCGTGATGAGCGTGGGTATCTCTTAGAGTGTTCTCCTGTTGTTAACACTAGCGTGATCCCACCAAGAGTCCTAGCAAATACCTTTAAACTCCCTTATCAGCCTGTGGACGGTACAGGGTCGGGTATTCCTAGCTCTAATCCAGCTCTTATCCAAGTACGCACAGGCGTTTCATTTGCTGACGCACTAGAAAACCCTGTAGCGACTGTGACTAGAGTTGATCCAGCTACTTCACAGATTACTCTTGCGACAGCACCACCTACAAACCACAAGGTGTTCGCTACATTCTTCTATAGCATCCTCCAAGATCGCTTTGATCTTAATGCTTATAATGTGGCAGTTGAAACCGTTGGTGCAAGTGGTATTGGTACATACACCCTTACTTCTGGTACGACATCATTCTTCGGAGCAGAGCTTACAGCTAAGGGGGCTGATCTCTCCGAGGTTGTGGTCGAGTTCCCAAGTGGTTCAGAAGCTCTTATCGGCACTCGTTTCTCTGGTGGTGTTCCTGTAGAGGAGACTATCACACTTGAGTTTGGTGATTTTGAGGCTACTCCAGCAGTCTTCTTTGCCGAGGGGTCAGCTTCTTATTACCTTGTTCAAGGTCAGAGCGACACTCTTAATATCACAGTAGATGCACAGCCTGTGGTTGTTGAGTTCGATCAGCCTACCGAGGGTGGTCGTACAGGACACATCACACACCAAGTTGGTGAGGTTCTTCCTTACACAGCAGAGTCAAACAACGCTGATCTTGGTACAGGGATTTCTACTTCGGTTGATCTCGTTGTTGATGGTAAGGCACTTGCTTCGGCTACTGTTGCTGGTGATGACAAGACTGTCGATCACCTTATCACAGAAATCAACACACAGGCAGAGGCTGTTCCAGCTTCTTACACTGCCATGTCCCCATTCGGATCATGGGAGGCTAAGAACAACACCTTTAAGTCGTTCGAGTTTAGGTATGTAGGTTCTACGAGTGGGCCTTCTGCAACTTTGACAGCTACCATTGCCGAAGCAGTTTATGGTAATGCGTCTGCTCTTGCAGGTGACTCTGACCTAGCTGATGTAAATAACTCGACAGGTGTCAATAAAGCGATTCAGACAGCGATTGAGACTTATGTTGCAGGTGCAGGAGCCGCTGTCTTTGATGGTCTTGAGATCACAGTAAGTGCTGATACAAGCAACCGTCTTGTTTTCTCACTTGTTGGCGTTCCTAATGTTGCAGATGGTGCAGGTGGGGATGACGATTTCGGATATGTGGAGTTCATTGGTGCTGATGATGATACCTTCCTATCAGTAGCTGGTATCGACTATGATGTTGCAGGTGGTACTCAGTCTAAGTGGGGTCAGCTACCTGTAGCTTCTAAGGTTTCCACAGCTCTTGGTGGTGGTGCTCTTAGAGATCGTTTGATTCTCAAGAACCGAACCTTTGTAGGTAATAACTACTACCCACCTGTTGATCTTGGCTTGAGCGTCACCACTGGTACTAACCTTGATCTTATGGGTATTTCACCTACCCTTAATGTTGTAGGCACTCGTACCTCAATCCTCGATAAACCTTCTATCCGACTTACAGTTGGATGGGACGAGGTTGACGCTAACGGTATTCCAGCTAAGATTCTTTACAATGGTGATACAGAGGATGCTAATAACATCCTTTCATTGACCATTGATGGCACACCGATTTCTGTGAACTTGCTTCACACTCAACTTAACGCTTATGTAGATGGTGACACTCTTGATGTGGCTGACATTGTAGATCAGTTAAACGATGGAGTGGAAGGTCTTATCCATGCGACAGCGTATGTTGAGGGTCAGTACATTCGTATCGTGAGCAACAAAAACACCACTACCTCTTACATTAAGGTTGGTTCAGGTTCAGCTAACACAGCCTTTGGGTTGACCGAGAATACTGTTGTAGCGACTAAGGGTCTTTCAGCTCAGTCGCTATCAGATGCTCTTATGAGTAGTCTTGAGGCTAATGCTGATATTAAGGACGCTCTATTCTCCACAGATCAGACTGGTGGTGCGGCTGATAAGTTTGGTACTAACGCTGTAGCTCTTATCCACACAGATGCTGTTGGGAAACAGTATCTTGGATTCGAGTCTCTTTCAGTAGGTGTGGCGAGTATTCTTGATGTGACTGGTGGTAATGTTGCCACCACTAAGGGTACAGGTCTAAAGATCACCGCCGATTCGGGTGCTGTTGGGGAAGCCTCTTATCAAGGCTATAACCTCTCATCAAACAATCCTAATGGTACAGGTTCAGCAGGCACTTCTACCCTCAAGGATGGTGTAGGTGCAGACGGTCGTATCAGTCAGACTTATGTTGACTCTGTGACAGGGTTCTCAATCACTATCCTCCCTAGAGAGGGTGGTATAGAGTACCCGACAGGTGCAGATGCGACTATGACCTTTAATGTAAGCTCTAGCCTTAAGACTAATGCGAACATTCCACAGTACGCTATTCCAGGTGTCTCATTGGTTGTTTCTAACACCCTTGATACAGCGATTGGTGATAACGCACTTGTAGAGACTTTCTACAAGGGTGGTAAAGAGCCTACTATCGGTCAGACTTATTACATCGACTTCACTAGAGATCGCTCGAACTTCAACACTCGTACCTTCTCTAACCTTGCCGATGTGGTTCGCACTTATGGTGAGATTTCTCTTGAGAACACCTTATCAATGGGTGCATTCCTTGCGTTCTCGAATGGGGCGACAGCACTTGCTTGTAAGCAGATCCAACTTGATGTTAATCAGACTGCCCCTACCGAAGATCAGATGGTGACAGCACTTCAAGAGATTGAGGGTGAGATTGTGCCAGGTCTTTCACCAAGTGTGGTCGTACCTCTCATGCCTGCTTCGACAGCCCTTCTCTCAGCGATTTCTAATCACTGTGATGTTCAGTCCTCGCTTCGTTATCGTTCAGAGCGTAGAGCTGTTCTCGGTTGTGCAGTTGGTACTCAACCTCGTGATGCTCAAGCTCTCGCTCAAGCGACAGGGAACTCTCGTGTATGTTTGATTTATCCAGACATTGCAAACATTCGTTTCACCGACTCTCAAGGTGTGTCTCAGAGCTACTTCGTAGGTGGTGAGATGATCGCAGTTGCAGTTGCGATGGCTACTTCTAATCCAGCACTAGACTCGGCTACTCCTTGGACTAACCGATCTGTTAATGGGTTCACTGATCTTGGTCGTATCCTTGATGATGTTGATGCGAATACCACAGCGAATGCAGGTATTACTGTCCTCAAGCAGACTCCACAAGGCATCCAGGTTCGTCATGGTCTAACCACCAATATGACTTCTGTGTTGACCAAGACCCCGACAGTCGTTCAGATCGCTGACGATGTTCACTTGCGAGTACGCAATCTCTGTAATCGTTATATCGGTCAAAAGTTTGTTCCGAATACGATTTCTCAGATTGAGGGTCGTGTGAATGGACTCTTTAAGCAGTTGGTTCGAGATCAGATCATCTCGACTTACACAGGTCTTACTGTAGCGACTGACCCGAATGACCCAACAGGTCTTTTGGTTGATGTGTTCTACAAGCCTGTATATCCTCTCCTTTACATTCAGTTTACCTTTACTGTTCAAGGTAGCTGATTAAAGGAAAGTCCTCTCTAAGAGCCATTCTCGCAACTCTTAGAGAGGACTAGGTTAGGCGAACTTCCTGTTCACTATTGCTGATGCTAGGGTTTGGGCGAAGGACTCTTGGGTCGCAAGGTTCTGCCGAACAAAGTCCTTTGCTTCCTTGAGTGATGGTGGTGCGGAGACTGTGATGCCACAGTCTTTGTAGTAGTCGATCTCAAGAGCCACATGGTAGTTGCTCCCGTACTTCTTGATGAACCCCAATGGAGTGTCGTCAAGGTAGATGTTCCATCGTCCTCTGCGATTTTTTGTTTCGATCTTAAGAGTCATGCTGGTTCTCCTTCCAAGCGTTCATAGCGGCCATAGCCTCCTCTTCTGTCATGTGTGCCGAGAGGATGTCTCCACCTACCTCGAACACCCACACATCAGAGCCATCAATGTCCAGCCCTTCCCAATAGACTGAACAAACACATCGTAAAGTATCTTTCATCTTATTCTCCTTTAGTTTCGATTATCGGTGGCGTAGACCCATGAGGTCAGCCTCTTGAGCCTCCCACTCAAGCCAGAGGTCATTCTTGGCTCGCTCCTCTGTGGAGATCCAATGGGGGTTGCCACACCACACTTGCCATGCCTCCTCCTCTGCCTCAAGTGCCTCCACACGCTTACGCTCCTCTTCCTCAAGACGATCCTCTTCCTCAAGAGCCTTTTGAAGCTCCTCTCCCTCAAGGTGAGCAAGGTGTTGGTGGTTAGCCCAGAAGATTTGCTCATCCTTCAACCTCTCACTCTCGTCTTGAGCAAAGCGTAGCTCTTGGTAATAAGCGAGGTACGCCTCCTCGCTCTCAAAGAGCGTAGGCACGGGGGTCTTTCGTGCCTCAAGACGATCCTGCCAGCTCGCATACTGAACCCGTGCGTTCATCTCGCACTGAAAGACTGAAGTGAAGTCAGAGAAGGTGTTGTGAGTAGTAGCGTTGAACATGGCTTGTCTCCTTTGGAAGTGATTTGGGGGGGGTCGTGAGGTTATCTGCTCCTCACACTAGGGTATAGATAAGGGGTTACAAGATCGGCAAGTTTGTCGGGAAGCTCAAGAAAAGCAATACTTTAAGCGAGCTGTAACCCCTTATCTATAGTGATTGTGTAGCCCGATCAACTCTTGAAAGGAGAACAACAATGGCTCGCAAGAACAAAGCACGAAACCTCCACACCGAAACCAAAGCTGCCGCTCGTAAGGCTCACTTCGAGTCGGGTGGGTCTGCTTCCAAGTGGATGGGTAAGGGTGCTCGCCACAAGGATAACAAGAAGCAAGCTAACAAGAAGGCTTGCCGAAGAAAGGTACAGTGGTAATCTCTGACCCTGTAACCCCTAATCTATAACACTACATCAATCACACTCACTCTCTGAAAGGAGAACATCATGCCAAAGGCAATCAATCTAACAAGCCCATGCGGTACTTTTAACTTCCTTCGCCCCCAGTTAGCTAAGGGCAGTCATAAGGGCAAGAATGTCCTAGAGAATATCGCTGGTTCATCTCAATGGGTGGGCGAGATGAAGCTCGATGGACACCGTATGCTCGTATCGTCAACTTGTGCTTGGAGTCGGATCGGAAAGGACATCGCTCGTATGGATCACATCCAAAACGAGTGTCCTGTGGGTACGCTCTTGGACGGTGAGATCCTTCCAAAGCAAGGTGCAGAGGGATCAGATCGTGTCTCTAACCTCCGAGCAGATGACCCTACAGCGTTGGGCTTTGTTGCCTTTGACATCCTCTACCATGAGGGTCAGTATGTCGGAGATCTCTCTTGGGATAAGCGTAGGGCTATCCTTGAGTCTGTCATCGAGGACAGCATGGAGCATATCAGCTTGAGTCAGCTCTACTACATGAACGAGTGGACTACGGAACAGCTCATGGAGATCGCTTCTGATAGAGGGCATGAGGGTATCATGCTCAAGAAGGTAAACGCTCCATACAAGGCAAACTCACGCTCTGCATGGGTGAAGCACAAGTTCACCGACACCCATGATGTGGTGATCGTGGACGCAAACGCAAAGCCTAGTGAGTGGCGAGTCCGACCAGGTGAGGTCTATCGTCAAGATGGGAAGCTCTATCCCGAAGGTCTGCATACCGATCCTTGGCTCAAGGGATATGTCGGGCTTAACTATGGCTTCTATGATCAGAATGGAACGCTCCGTATCGTAGGCTCTCTTGGTGAGACTGGTCCTCGTGAAGATATGGAAAAGTTTGTCGGTAGGGTAGCCGAGATCAAGGCTTATGGACAATACCCTACAGGAGCGTTGCGACACCCTGTCCTAGAGCGTTGGCGAGAGGACAAGCTACCAGAGGACTGTACCTTTGACTTTTAAGGAGACTATATATGAAGAAGCCAGGACTTTTAGTCGTGAAGAGCCGAGTAAAGATCGACCCGACACTTGAGAACCATGTCGGGTATATCGACTTCAGCTTCGCTAACCGAGAATACAAAAAGTTTGAGAACATCTATCTCAAGTCTTTTAATCGTAAGAAGAACCCGCCACCAACATTTAGAGCGAGTCTAACTCAAAGTAAGACAAAGCTCACGAATACCATCTCAATGAGTTTATCCGACTACTCTGGCTTTGATGTAAACTCATTCCTTGAGAGCTTAGAGTCAGTTTTCAATGTGGTCGAGGGATGACTTAGAGACATATAGGGGAGTGTTCTCACCGAGATATGAACCGAGTACATTGTATTCGTACCACTCCCAAGCCATCTCCGAGGCTCGTTCTTCATCAGTATCGCAGTCTTGAAACTCTTTGGTCCAGTAAGAAATCATGGCATCGAGGTCATATACTATGGCGTAAGGTCTTGAAGCTACACCGATAATCATTTCATCAAAGACATTTCTTGGTTCGAGGTAGATAAGTTCGTCCATTTTTTTGTTCCTTTCGAGTGTGCTTTTGTATAATACCCATGTGAGCGTCAATGGACGCTTGACATTCATCTTTGAAAACTCGTGTGATCTTAACTTGAGTCAAGTCGTTTAACGGCAAGACACCATTTGGTGATGTGAGGTTCGAGTCCTCGCCTTGGCTTTATGATCTCCCCTATCTACCTCTTTTACTGGGTGTGTAGGTAAGCGTTGCTGGACAAGGGGAAGATCAGCTTTGCACCCATAGCTCAGCTGGATAGAGCACCACTTTCCTAAAGTGGGTGTCGCAGGTTCGAGTCCTGCTGGGTGTACTAGGTTCTCCCACCATTCCTTTATTTTAACTAGGGGAAATTAGGCTTACAATGGTGGGAGGGTCTTATCCTAGACAATAACCTTAGAAAATAAAGAACTGCTTACAAGTCTAGGAGTAAGCCTGTAATCCCTCAAAATCTACCATGTGGGGGGTCGCCGTGAGATAATGTGGTGGGGTGATTCTCTCTGACCTAGTTAGTCCAAACTTGAGAGATTTCTATTGATAATCATGGAGTATAGTCATGGGAAACCCTAACTATCCATCCAAGTCCGGAAACCCAAGTGGTGGTGGACGCGGAAATACCCCGAAGTCTAAATGAGACTTGACAAGATCAACCTTGACCTCTTAAATGAGGTCGTGTTGAACAATGCCTTGTGTCTTACCCAGACATTCCTTACCCTTTGATCTGTGGGGTAGGCAAATCAGATCAGCTCTTTCTTCTTTGGAAGATACTCCCCCTAGTTGTTCCGTAGGGTAGAGCGAAAACGGAACGCTTAATATGTCTGACTCCTCTTGGTGGAGCTTGTCGGGTTCGACTCCCACAGATGTACTAGACCCTCATATCTTTTTCATTCTACATATTAACTTAGCTTTTATGTTGAATGGTGTATTGGGATAAAGTATGAGTTTTTGAGGGTCTAACTTTGCACCAGTAGCTCAGTTGGATAGAGCAGTGGCCTTCTAAGCCATTGGTCGTAGGTTCGAGTCCTACCTGGTGCGTTTGCTTGATTGGTATTCAACCTCTTATTGGAGAGTCATCTCTAATAGGGTTGGTGCTTCTTTAAGAGGTTCAAACTCTGGTTCGATTCCAGATCAAGCAACCACTCCCTGTTCCTAATAGGAACTCTTCAAACGGACGCATAGAGGGAATGGGGAAACAGACAAGCGTTTGCCGAAAGGGTCTTGTCTGGGGGATGCTTACGCTTCTGATTGCCACCGTAGATGAAGATGTAGCTCTTGGGGAACTATGGTTTCGCAACATAACCTAACCAAGAGGGGAGTATTCCAAAAATGTTTAAAGGTGAAGCGAGGGCATTACACCAATGCGAATACGGTATCGGGGAAGTCTGCTCATTCCTCTCGTTCACATCTCATCTATCTTTGGTAGAAGGGGTGTGAGCCAATCTTATGTCAAAAAGGAATGTGTCATGTCTAAGAGAGTAGAAGATCTAAGAATTCTTGTGAACAAGAAAATGAAGCTCGATAAATACTTGAGTATCTGTGAGGGGCTTCATTATGTTTGTTTTTTCATGCTCATCTTCTATGTAGTCACATTCAAGAATGGAGACACACCTTATTTGATTTCTTGGGCGTTTCTTGCACTTATTGGTTGGGTAGCTACAACGATACTTGAGAAGAAGATAGTCCAAGTGAAACTAGAAATGACATCAGAGTTGTTTGAAAGTAAATCGCAAGAGTAGCTCAGTCGGTAGAGCGTCAGCCTTCCAAGCTGAATGTCGCGGGTTCGAGACCCGTCTCTTGCTTTGACCCCAAGTTCATTTCCTTTTTCGATTTGAGCGTTGACCTTTGGGTTATGGTCTTGGGGTTTCTTTTGCTCACTTAGCTCAGTTGGTTAGAGCAACGGACTGTTAATCCGTGGGTCCAAGGTTCAAATCCTTGAGTGAGCGTACCTCCTTTGGTTGGTGGTTAAGAGCAACCATGATCCCTCATGTAAATGGGTTGTGCAAAGATAGCTTCTAGGTTGTTGGTCGCTTCTTTGTTTAGGGATCGCTTATGTACCTGTAGCTCAACGAACAGAGCCTCATCGTTGTAGATGAGAGGTCTAGGTGTAAGTCCTAGTGGGTACAAGTTGGAGTTAAGTAAGTGTCTGCTGTCGGGGGTTCGTTAACATTTCCCTTCCGACAGAAGTCTCCCCATTACTAAGCTAGTCGAAACCCACCACATGGGGTGGCGTAAATGACATATTACTTAACTTGAGTAGTGATACTCTACATATACCAGCAAATGGTATATGTAGAATCCTACCCTTACAGGAGAAATCCTGTAAGCAGTTATACTAATGAAAATGTTAGCATTGGGCTTTACGCTGATGGTGGTATGCACTTGGAGGGTCTAAGCCTACCCTACCCTGAGACTCATTCAACCCTTATTCGTTTAAGGGGAGTGTACTCATAGTAGAAATGACTAGAACTGGTCTAGGATTTCCCTAGACCTTACTACTATGGGTAGATTAGGTCTACCCGCTTTGGACAGGTGGCCGAGTGGTTAAAGGCATCAGACTGTAAATCTGACCTCGTGAGAGTACGCAGGTTCAAATCCTGCCCTGTCCACTATCAAGGAGTTTCAACACATGAGTACAAAAGCTACCATCGCACATGGTGATGATTTCCATGTCTACCAGGAGATGTTTGAGGGTGATGCAGTCTACCTCCAAATAGATAAGCATGGTGGGTTCGTTCAGATCATTGGCGATAGAGTCACTATAAGCCTACCTCCAGAGCTTTTAGACAAGATCGCAAGGGGTTGGCTAGAGAACCGAGAAAAGTTCGATACAGAGCCAAATACAGAGCTTAATCTTGAGGGGTTGAAGAAGCTACGATCAGAGTCGTAACCCCTTATTTATAGCCTAGTGTATCAACAACCACTAGGAGCAAGAATGAGCTTTGTAATCATGTCCGTCATCTTCGCTATGGTGTTCGCACCAGCGTTTGATTTACACCTCTACTTGAACAAGGTGTAACCCCTTATCTATATCACTTCGTAAAGGAGAACAAAAATGCCATACGACTTAAACTACAACCACTTCAACTATGTCCGGTCTTTTGAGCGTGAGATCAAGTCTCACCTTGAGAACCCCGACCTCCCCTTCCTTGCTCGGCAGTTTGCCATGATGGGCTGTGGGAGAAACTACCTCGATGGGACTCTCGTCTGGCCCCATGAGAGCCTTGATCGGTCCATCATCTCCTCAAAGAGTATAAGCTCTTAGACACGCTTCGAGGCTTCTTCGAGTATGACTGTCGGTTGTCCGAGGAGAGCGATCTCAAGGTGCTTAGTAAGGGGGCTGATGAGGACATCGTGGCTTTCCTTGTGGAGAACCCCGATCCACGCTACTTCACACTCCCCGACTAAAAAAACTTGCAAGGTAGCCTTTAGATCATATAAAAGACTCACCCCACCACACTTACGGTCCATTCGTCTAGTGGTAAGGACTCCGGCCTTTCACGCCGGCAACACGGGTTCAAATCCCGTATGGATCATTAGGTGGGTTAAGCCAAGCAGATAGGGTAGTTTGAATACCTATACTGACTGGCCCCTAATGCGTTTAACCCTTATGTGAGTCCATTATGAAAAAAGTTAAGTTCACCAAGAAAGACGGCAAGAAATCGTACATTGAGGTCGATCAGTCTTTGCTCAAGAATAAGATCATTTCCCTGTATGCTGATAACAAGCCCTATTCATTGCAGAGCTTTCTAAGCAATCCCATGTCCTTTTCAGTAGAGCGTGTTAACTATCAGAGGTTCAACTATTCGGACGGGAGTTTTGAATACAAGGAGATGTGATGTTTAAAGACAAGTGGGTTGAAAAGAGGGATAAAGCTCGTGCGTATAAGGTCTTGTCTTTGAACCACCTCACCGACAAGGTGGCAGACCCTGTAGATAAAGCTAAACTTAAAGAGCTGATCTCAGTTTATTTAGATGCCCATGACTTTACGACTAGGGTAGGTTTAGAGATCGCTAAGTATGAAGATAAATACTCTGTTAAAAAGGAGAAAGAATGATGTTTGGAGACAGAACGATTTACTGTCCTCGATGTAAGCGAGAGACTTGGGACGGAGCTTCTTGTCCAGCGACCAACAGGACTAAAAAGTGTCAAGACTCCGAGGTTGAAAAGACTCGGAAGCCTAAGACATGAAGTGGTGGTACTTTCAGAGGGTGGGCGAGAAACTGAAACTTGCACCTTTAGATTTCTTTACATATCGCCCCTCTGATGCTACCCCTTCGGATAACCCTATGACCCCTTGGTATGACCTCTACAATCACATTGATGAGGTTCATGTTCATGTGCAAGCAGAAACCTACGAAATCGCCTTAGCTTTAGCCTACCTCATGGTTAAGGAAAAAGAGGCTTCAATCGAGGTATAAAGAGACTCCCAATCATATAAGAGTGGCATGAGGGCTGTTAGCTCAATCGGTAGAGCACCGGACTTTTAATCCGTTGGTTCTGGGTTCGAGTCCCAGACGGCCCATTATTTAAACACTCTTGTATGATTGGAGATGTCAGTGATCTATGACAAGACTAAACTAGATGGGCATTGGTATTGCTCTACCCAGTTTCAAAAGGTGGGGGAGTTTGTGTTCTCCCTCCTCCATAATGACTTTGACCCCGAAGAAGCAGGTCGGGTGATCTATTGGGCGATTTGTAATCTTGCCGATACTGGATATGTGCGAAAGGGTATGTTGACCACCCTTGATGGGATGCTCGCAGACGAGGGCATATCTGTTGAAGATAAAAGGTATGCTCGGCTCGTAAGGGGGTATGTGGACAACTATGACTTTGGTTTGGAGCGTACCCCTAAGAACTGGCATAGGAGTACAAAATGAGTGATAAATCTGATCTTAAAATGCTGGTCAAGGTGGTGAACACCTTACAAGAGGAATCCGACAATCGTTTCATCAAGGGCATGATTACTCGGATACAGGGATTGATTGAGACAATGGAGCAAGACCTTAACCTCAAGGTTGAGACTACAGACACCTATGCTCGTAAGGAATACTTTAAGGACTATGTGGTCAACAGATATAGCCCTATCATCAACCAAGAGGTTTATGCCTATGAGTTTGTGCGTGGGAAGATCCGAAAGAAGTTTCCAATCGTATTGAAAGAAATCACTAAGGAGATCATTAGGGTGAGTCGTGATGGCTACCTTGCTTCCGAGCTACCTCAACACAGCTCTTATTGGAGGGATTGTCATTGTGTAGCTGGAGAAGATCCTTATGAGAACCTTGATAACTGTCGTGCTCATTATTGGCGTGAATATCGTACAGATAAAGACCCAGTAGAGTGGTGGAGTAAAGAGCCATTCTTAGGTCGTAAGGTTCGAGTATGGAAGAAAGATTTAGCTCTGCCAGAGCCTTCATTAAGTGAAAAAATGCAGTCAGTTAAGAAGGCATAATCATATAATAGATATGTGTTCTTAACGAGTGTCATAAGGAGTTGAATATGACCCTACAACTATTTGTAACCTTCGCTATCTGCTTCATGTCTGGTGGCATACACTTTTCAAACTACAAGCTGTCGAGATCAACTTGGACCTGGTATGTGATTGCAGTCCTGTTCTCAATCCCAGCTTTTACTAAAGTCATCACAATGGCTCAAGGATAAGAATAATGAGCGAGAAAAAAGTCTATACGATAAGAAGAAAATATGGTTGGGATGTCTATTCTTACTATGAGGGTTGGAAAGAGATTGAGCTAACCGAGGAGCAAATCGCAGAGGTTCGTGCTAACCCAGACTTGCTTGATGATGATGAATGGTTAAATAAAGCCTTTGATTGGGTGGATATGGATGAGGAGGAGCTGGTCACAGACTCTTGGTGTAAGGGTAGTGTTGACCAAATGCCCCTAGAGACTGAGTTTGATTTCTACATTGAGGATCTTACAGGAGAAGAGGATGAGTCGGAAGATCAAGGTTAAATACGAGTGGACAATCTGGGCTCACTACGAAGGGTATAAAGAGATTGATGTTGATGAACACCCAGAGCTTTTAGAGAAGATCAAAGACAACTTTGAATCTGTCGAGGACTTACAAACTGACATGAATACATGGGACTATGTATGTGAGGATATTTGTGAGATCGAAGGTGAACATCTTGTATCTGATGAGTGGTGTAAGGGTGGGGGTTAATCAGATGCCATTCAAGATTGAACTGACAAACATTGAGTTTGATGAACTGTTGCATCCAGAGGAGGATGAAGAAGATGAGTAATGAAGTAAACCTATACGCTATCTTGTCGGATAAGGGAGAGGTGATTAAGACCTCACATGGATTGTACTACTTTACGAGGTCAAAGGCTCGTGAAGCTCGGAAAGAGGTTGAGGGTAAGGCTCGCATTGTGAAGCGTTCTTATAATGCCAACAGCACATGGGTGACAGCAAAATGAGAGCACTTGAGCGACAACATCTAGGTCAGCTTTTCATTTACTGCATCAACAATGATGTACCTAAAGAAGAAATCGGTGCAATCATGTGGTGGGTGTGTGAGAACAACTTGTTCTTAAAGAGAGACATTCAGAGCAAGCTCTCCAAAGAGCCTTTGAAAGACCACCCTTATGCCTTGATTGTGCGTGAAGCAGAAGATTGCAACGCATTTGGTATAAGAGGGTAGTAGACAAGCCACATTGTCTTGTATAGTGTGGCATTCAAGCGATGCCTAGATGGTGGAATCGGTATACACAGGAGACTTAAAATCTCCCGACTTCGGTCTTGTGGGTTCGAGTCCCACTCTAGGTATTTAAGGGCCTGTAGCTCAGTGGTCAGAGCGACCGTCTCATAAACGGTTGGTCATGGGTTCAATCCCCATCGGGCCCACTATTTATCTACTCGCTAAATGCTAATCATATAAAGGTGGGTGTAAAAAAAACTACAAGATGAAAGGTGATTGTATGAGGGTCTTATTTTTCTCTGTTCTACTTATGGCGTGTGGCGAGATTGAGGAGAACGAACCTCCTGTCATAGAGGGGGATAGGTACTTTACAGCTCCCTTCTGTTTGGACACTGACGGGTACTACCCACCCGCAGATTTCGTTAGCGGACGGGGCTACAATTGTGAAGCCACTCGTATTGAGCTTGTTAGCCCATGTAAAGGGGACGAGATCTATACATTCGCCACAACACAGGACACCCCTTATTTGAACCAGTTTGTCTATTGTGAATATGACGCACAAGGTAGACCTACTAGGGAAGTAGGTCTTGGTTTCTCAGCGGCATATTCGGGGTTTGGTCTTTGGGAATACTATCCTTCTTCCTATAATGACGAGAGGGAACGACAACGCCCGTCATTCAAGGATTACCTTGATTATCGTTGGGATTATGAGTGCGTGTCTCAATGCTATACAGATGACCTTTCTAGGCAAGATTACCGAGGTTGTATTGCAGATTGGGCAGAGGCTGATGTGTCCTGGTCTTTAGATCGTATTGACGGTTGTGGTGTGGGTACTGCTTACTACCTCTATGACTATGATTGGTATGATGACAAGGTGGTTAGACACCTAAGAAACTACAACATCGACCGTAGTATCGTAGATGATATGGGTAATATCGTCTTGGAGTATGGTGCTATTAACTATGATCTACCGTATGGTTCTGGAACTAACCTACCCGTAGCATTTTATAAGGAGTAAAACATGAATAAGTTCGTATCAAAGCTAGGTCGCTTTAACTTCACAATCCACAATGTTGTCGCTCACCCCTTAATGGAGGTTTTACACCTTGTAGGTCTTACGGAGTGGGGGGATAAGGTACATGACGCTACTTACCCCATTCGTGAGGAAGATGATGAACCTCTAACAGCGATTGAGGCAGTGGTCATTGAGAATCCAGAAGAAATCGAGTCAGCTCAACCCAAGCCACAATCAGAGGTTTCTGTTGATCACCATGAGACTATTCGTTTGTTCTCGGAGTGGTGTCAATGTATGGGTGTAGAAATCCCATTTGACTGGCAGAAGACCCCACATCAGATCAACGAACAGATGCAACAGCTTGTGATCGAGTATAAGACAATGGTGGAGCGAGGGACAATCATGGAGGCTCGCCAAGCGTTCAAGGACTCTATTAGTCTTTAATCGACACAGATAAGACCGAAGAAGAAGCAAACAGGAATGCCTTGTGCTCGTTGTGGTTGATCTTGGTAGGGTTGACCACCTTGTCGTTGTTGCTGTCGTTGCTGGATCTGTTGTTGCATTTGGATTCTTTGATTTAGTTTTTGAAGGCAAGCCACATCACCTCTACAAGCGAGTCTTTCAGCTTCTTCGTCTGTCAGCTCGCATTGGGGGCTGACATAGCTTTCGGGGGGTAAAACCTTTGGCTCATGCTCGTATGGGAAACGCTCTGGTGGAATCACTTCATACCCATCCTCGTAAAGATCCCAAGGATCATCCGACAGCAAGATTTCTAATAGCTCATCGTTTGTAGGCTTCATTTCAAATCTGCATAGGGGGTTTGGGTCATATTCAACTGTCTTACATCCCCAAGCATCACACGGTAGTTTTTGAGGATTAGCCCCACAAGATGAAAGGGTTAGAGCTAAAAGCGTAAGAGTTATGACTTTTTGCATGACATTTCCTTTATTGTAGTATCTACTGTTTTATACCCAATAGGTTATAAAGGAACTACAATGAAACCAGACTACGATCATGGTGACATCTTAATCAAGCGAGTAGCTAACGGATGGCTTGTCGTATCCGGATCAGAACACGAAGAGGGTGCTACACAAGTCTTTGTTTATGAGGACAAAGAGAACCCTAATTGGATAGCCGAGTCTCTTTATAATCTCTTACTTGATCAGTTCGCCCCTTATATGCAATCAAAGAGGTCGGCTGGTATTAAAATGAGCTTTTCGCATAAAACGAAGGAGGAAGAAGATGGAGATAACGAGACAACTTGAAGAGTTTGAGGCTGTACAATACATAGGTGATAACGCGGATGAGGTGATCACCTTTATCGGCCTTGAAGCTAAGGTCAATGACAACTGCATTACAGTCATTGACCCTACAGGGGAATGGTCAGTTTTCGTTGACCAATGGGTCTTGAGAACCCTCGACCAAGAAATCTTAGGTACTGTGGATAAAGATCACTTTTGGGAGAGCTTCGCTACAGTAGATGAGCCTTTAGAAGATTAGTAAGTCTTGCTAGAAAGGTTCATTAAAGCTCTCTCTCTGTTAAGTCGATCAAGTCTATTATCGAGCTTCTTGATCTCTTTTTTTAGAGCGTTCAGTCCAAGATCCTTCCATCTTGAATACTCACCCTCATCTGGTTCGAAGATTTCGATCTCCTCATAGAGTTTGGAGTATTGATCGTATGCTTTATCAAACTCCCTCTCGGCATAAGAGTCCATTTCTCTCATCTTGTGATACTCTTCGGGATCTTCCCACTCGGTTCTACCGTAGTCTCGGCTTTCAAGGTAAGACATATCAAGATCCTCTTCTCGGAGATCCTTTTTCAAAGCACGATCATTAAAGTGATTGAACCCTCGTGGGTTTAAGTGCTTCTTTAAGAGGTCGATCTTTGTGTCCGACTTATCACCTACGATGAACCTTTCAACTTGAGGTCGTCTACCCGACATATCTACAAGAGCGAAAGCGTTATTGATGTAGCTACCTCCTGGAGACTCGTACATATCGGGAGCTTCGACCTCATATGTAGCACCTACACCAAAGACAACCACATATCCTTGCCCCTGTGAAACAGCGACAATTTGAGGGTCTATTAAGTCCTCAAATGGTTTTGGTGCGAAGTGCTCCATCTCATCCATTTCCGACATTTTAAAGTGATCTAGCAAGCGATCAAGTCCAAGAACTTGAAGTTGCTTGAGTTCGCTTCGCTTGTACACATGGTCATAAAATGACTCAAGAGCACTGATGATTTGTTTTACGGTTTTACGGTTGATGTTCATATTCATCTCCTTTTAGATTCGGTACTGCAAACGCAAAGCGTTGTAGGTTCGTTGTTCTTGTTTTGAGGGTGCAATACCATCACGAGCTTTTAGACCTAAGTCTTTGATTGTTTCCATGTCATCACGATTGCCCTCAGATCGTGCCTTGCGATAGAGATCACGCAACTTCTCTACATCGAGTGCGTTTGAGGTTGTAGAGGTAGATCGAGTACGATTAGCTTTGACAGCCTCAAGGATATAACGCTCTTGGTTAGCCCATAGAACGCTTCCACCTTCAAGGGCATCTCGGCTTTTGATGATCTCCCTATCAGAACCACCGTTCGGGAGAGAGTCGATCATGCCGAGCCACTTGGCTTTATATCCAGCTCGGTCAGCGATCTTCTCATAAAACTCGTCTTTGTCCTCATAGATTGAGATCCAATGATCGACACCTTTCTTCCAAGTCACTTTCCAGTTCTTGGTGCGTTGGAAGTATTTGCGATCACGAGCCTTACGGTTCAACAAAGACCCATCCACACGAGAGACAAGACTAAGGTTCATTGAAGCATTACCTTTAGATACTGAACCACCTGTATCTTTTTGTGTTGATGAGAGCTTCACAGCTACACGATCTGACAGGTGGATTAGATATACACCTGCTCTGCCTGCAACTCGACTCCATGAGCCGAAGCTAGATGAGAGCCAACCTTCAAGGTCTTGTCTGCTGATATTTACATAGTCTTGCCGAGCCATACTCTGTTCTCCTAAGTTTATTCGTTGGTGGGACTAGTCTATAGATAAGGGGTTACGACTATAATCCGACTATAAATAAGTTATTAAAGTTGTTCGGGGGGTAGAGTAAGGGCAGAAGAAGTCATATAATGTACATAGTTCAATCTTTTACGGAGCTACTTATGGTTCACTACTTGTTTTCTTTTATCTTCCTTTTAACGAGCGTTTCAGCCTATGCACTAGAGTGTGCAGAAGATGTTGAAGTGTTAAATGCCACATCGTCTTGTCAGACCTCGTACTATAAGTATGCACCTACCTGTAAGTTTGGTGACGGTCTTTGTCTCTCGCTTGTCCTTCAAGGTCTTGTGTCCAAAAATCTTTTCGACTACCGACCCGACATACGAAGGGTCTACAACACACCTTTGAAAAGAAAGGTGTTCTCAAGGACAGAGGAGTACAAAAGGCTTTACCGAGCTATGCTTTCTGACTTGAGAGAGGCATCTTCAGCCGAGTTTTGTTCAACAATGAATACTTACTGGCTTTATGATGTGAACTTTGGCGGATTTACTTTCTTGCCGAACACACTCATACCTAAAGGCAGACTTTATCGACTGACCAATATCTCAAAAGTGGCGAACTACGATATTATTAGGACATCCGAGTCCACAGCGACAGACATAGAGTCTTGGGAAACACAGGCTTCAATGAAGCTGGCTTTCTTCAAGCTGAGTAAGCAAACGAGTGGTTATGTAGATGTTGCTTTAACTCACTTTGTATGGCTTATTCCTACTGTCTCTTATGATTATGAGGGTGAGATACAGATTTCTTATGAGGAGGGTTGTAGATCACCCTCTTATTATCTTTTTAAGGTAGGTCAATGAAGAACCAGAATGCAGTCTTTGCAGTTATGATGTTGCTTTTGATGTCTATGTTATTCTTTCTAACGAAGAATAACGCACCTAAATATAAGGTAGCTTTATGGAACATACCTTTGTCAAAAGGCTGTGTGTGGCCTATAAGACAAGTCAAGCACACTAAGACCGAGATCAAGCATATTGTGCCAGTGGCTCAAATCTACAAGTGCTCTTATGATAAGATCCATCGCTTAGTAAAGGTGAGCACCTTTGACTTTGAGCGAGGGTATCAAATGAAGATACCTACCGAAGAGGTTTTATACGAGTGGGATAAACTTAGGTTAACCCAGTATTCTATTCGGAAGGCATCTCATGGTAATGGAGAGGTTGATGTAGAAATCTACACACTCCATCGCTGATTACTTACGATTGCAAGGACCTCTTCCGCCACCTGGCTTTGGGCAGATTTTTCTCTTGTAAGTGGGTGAGTCCATGAAGTTTTCACGATACTTTTTATTGTACTTAGCTCTTTCGGGAGAACCTGGTTTTCCTGAATTTGCTTCTCCGTACTCATGGTGGAGTCGGTAGCAAGTCACACCATCACCAGGCTTGCCAAGACCTTCAAGGTTATCTTTGGTGTAGCAGTCTGCTTGGTTCTTGGGAGCAGGTGGGCTGTTATAATCGTTTTGGTTTTTGCTGTCCCCACCCCAAGGATTTCTCCCTGCTACTATGTCATCAGCCATGAACATACCAGCATCAATGTCGGCTTGTAGTTCAGCTAAGAAGGGGTCTGCATAGCGACTTGAGGCACTACGATTTGAGGGTGCTTGCCTCTCAAGGCGAGCCACACGAGCTTCAAGCTCACGAATAACTTCTGATGCTAATCTTCTCATAGCAATCTCCTTTGTGTGAATATGGACACAATAAGATTAAGTATAAATAAGTTATTAAAAATCTTCTTTCGCCATATAAGTCAGAGATTTCATTGATCTTATCTCATCTACAAAGGTCAGAGCTGGTACTCTTGAGGTACGATTAAAGTATTCTCTTTTAAGGTCTTTGAATGTGTGGTGCTTTTCAAAGACGAAGATCACTTTACGCCCCTCAAGCTCTGTTTTTAATAGCTCCATACCTGTGGTCTTTAAGTAAGCCGCAAAGTATAGATCAGAAGTCTTGTAAAGAGGTTCTGGCTTTATATCGGTATCCATAGTGTACGCCTTTGGTATTAAGGGTGATTTAACGCAACCCTATGATACCAAAGACTACTCTAAAAGAGAGGATAAAGCTGTCTGTGCTTTACGAACACCCTTATCGCTTGAGGGGATTTGAATGAGCTTATCTTTCTTATCCCATTTAGCGATAAGGGGTCGATCACCCCATGTACCTCTTAGTTCATCACCGTCTGTGGTAAGTACACGCCCCTCGAAAGAGGAACGCTTTAAGAAAGCACCGAGAACTTTTTTATCTGAAAGGGCGATCTTCACCTTATCTCATCTCCTATTGAGTTTATGATTATTGTGCAACGCCTGCACCATCATATACTACCACATAAGGATCAAGAGTAACATTATCAACTACTCGACTGCTCTTAAGTCCGAGGAGATCACCCTGTGCGAGAGAAATCCAAAAGCTAGAATCCTCTTCAACGATTGGGTTGAAGAAAGCACTAAAGCTAGATGCTTGATCTTCAACAGAGAGCCACTGTGGGTTGTTAACATTGTCCTCAAGGTCATAACCTGCTGGTACTGTAAAGGTAGCACCACCAAGAATCTGAAGGATGTTATTTACAGTAGCAGTTGAAGCTCCAAGACCAATGCCTGTACCTGCAAGACCTGGTAAAGCTGTGATGATTGGGTTGATGTCGCCAACTTCAAGATCGTTGCCTGCTCTCATCTCGGAAATCAAAGCCTCTGCAATAAGAACAGACTCGGCAGGTGTGATGTTTGCACCTAAAGCACCTTGGTCAAAAGTGACCAAGCAATAAGCGGCAAGACCACTTACAGTGCGAGAAACTACAGTACCATTAAGTACAGGTAGGGTAGGTGTCTCTACAACACGAAGGTAGCGAGGACCTTGTGGTGCAGGGTCAACTACAGGGTTCGCCTGTGATCTGTTAGGCCACATATCTTTAACGATGAGTTGACCATTTGAAATAGCTGTATCACGAATACAAATTACTGGACTAGCCATGAGTTAATCTCCTTATTGAATGAGTGAACCATCGTCTGCATAGCAAACAACGATTGGGTCTGGGTTGCCGTCTGAGTCCACAGCGGTTTGAGCCTTCTTGAGCTGACCCTTACGAGCAGAGATATAGAAGGAATCATAGAACTTGTTAAACAAGCTACTCGCATCTGCTGGGTCAGAGAACCCATTGGCTACAGGTGCCGCAAGATCAGCTTCGGTAAATGCACCTGCGGCTGTCTCCACACGAGTGTTAGCAGGCAAGGTGAAAACCTTGTAACCCGAAACGATCTGCAAGATTTCTAATACAGTTGCAAAGGAATCCCCGTTACTTAGACCAGCACCAGCATCAACACCGTTAATGATGGCATTGATGTCTTCTGCTGTAAGGCTTTGACCACTCCGAGTACGAGCGATGATCTGTGTAGCCATGTTGCTTGCGTCAGCAACAGCAGTAGCACCACCAGCCGCTGACTCAATAGTGCCAAGAAGGTAAGCCGCTAGACCTTGATACTCTGCGTCAGTCTCAACATCGTTATTTCCACGAAGCTGTGTGGCAACATCTTCGGTCACATCACGACCATGTGCGTAGAGGTACTGTGGTCCTTGGAAGTTAGGAGTGTAAACAGCACTTGATTGAGTCTTGTGAGGGAACAGATCGGTGATCTGAACAGCAACACGATGTTGACGCTCACCAGCAACCGAGTTAAGAACTTTATTAGCGATAAGAAATGGCATGGTTTATCTCCTATTATCCTGCGTAGATTGTACCGTCATCATTGTAGACGGTAAGTAGAGGGGTAGCAGACTTAACACCTGCAAAAGCAAGGTTAGCGTTCTGAGCACCGACAAGACCTGAGAGTACACCCTCGGAGAAAGAAATCTTCCAAGAGCTATCTTGGGGAACAAGAGTTCTCATGGTTGTGCCAAGAGTACCAGGAGCGATGACAGGGGCAAAGACACCACCAGCAGTCTGAATAGCAACACCACCGTTGATGATGTAATCTTCACCTGCAAGGATAGCGAGGACTTCTACAAGTGATCCTGTAGAGTTTGAGTTTCCTGCCGCTCCATCGAGGTCAGTAGCTCCACCAGCAACTGCTGTGAGGTCAGCGTTTACATTAGCGAGAGTAACAGTCCCACCTGCTCGAACACGAGCGAGGATACGATCAGCAACTTCTTCTGCTTGAACAACAGTAAAAGCTGGACCGTCATTACCATTACCACCTGGATCAACTTCAACATGAGCGATGAGGTAAGCAACTAGACCATTGCATCTTTTCAAGAACTCAAGAGAACCATCTGCATTGGTCTTGATGAAAGGACGAGTCTGCCCCGATGATCCGATGTTCGGAACACGAACATAGAACGGTCCTTGTGGGCGAGGATCAATGCCAGGGTTTGACTGAGTGGCATTGGGGAAAAGGTCAGTGATCTGAATAGATCCGTTTTGGATCTCAGACCTTCGTGCGAGAATGAAAGGCATAGTCTTTCTCCTTAATAGTTAGGGTTTCACCTATATACAGATGAAATATAAATAGACTATTAAAGAGTCGGACTGCTATTTAACCTCTATTGACGACAGAACACCGAATAGTGAACAAAGGTGTTCCTGTTTGACCGGCTAAGAAGAACTCTCCGACAGCACCCGATGTTAAAGTTAATGACTCTCCTGGTCTCAAGATCGAGGGCGACATACCTGGATTAAATGAGATGAAGAGGTTAGAACCACCTTGAGGGTTATCTAGGTTTTGGATGTTGAGGGTCTGACTAAAATTAGGGAGGTGGAAGTTAATCGCCCCTGTACTTAGCGTGTCGGGTATATCATTAGCCGCCCCTAGATTTGGTGCGTTCCCAATAGTCGTAAAGATGGGTGCTGTAAGGGAGAAGAAATCGTAAGGTACGACACCCACTACTGGTCCAAAGTCTGTGTTCTCTTGTGTGGCACGAATTCGACCTCTGACTCTGATATATAACATCTCGTCATCGGTCGGGATGCGAGGAGTGTTTGCCTTGAATGTGGTTGAATACTCATTAAGGTTAAACACAAATCGAGTTTGATCTCTCTGTGTCTCTTCAACGCCTAGTTTCGCCTGTGTGATAAACTTGCTTCTAAAAGTCTTATCATAAGGCACAGAGAACATCTCTACAGGGTTGTTATATGCGTCATTGAGGTTAGATGCACCAAACACAGTAATCTGATCCATACCTCTAAGATTTGCGTTGTGTACTACCATGTCTATAAGACCTTTCGATCTATAGATAAGACTCGGTATTAAGCGGCCTCTACTCATTTCTTACTCTCTTTCTCTTTAGCAATCATTGGCTCATAGGACTCGGTACTCTTGCCCTTAGATTTGGCGAGCTTTTGAGCTTCAGCCCAAGAGTCTACACGCTCACCATCAACATTGGGAGCAAGGGTAACATTAGGGGCATCACGCTTCATCTCGGCAGTTCGTGCGTCTAGTCTCTTGTTCTTCTCACGCATCTGATTCTTGATGCGATGGTTCTTCCCCGCCCAACCGTCACCTTTGAGGATAAAGTTGGTAGTTGGTCTAAAAACCTTTTTGTTTTTAGTCTCACACTCTGGACAAGGTTGAGGTTCGTCATGTCTATCCATAGGCACACGACAGTTGTATTCTTGATCAAACTTTGTGCAGTCATTGTTTTTGCAAAGGTAGGTGTAAAAGGGCATGGTTTAAGCTCCAAAGAAATCTCTTAAGACCGCATAGGCGTGTTTGCATATTTTGTGCGTACCTTTAGGGTCTTTCTTAGTGGGTTGTTCTGCTGTACCTCTCACTTTACCGAACAAGTAATCGTTTTGGACTGCATGGTACTCTGGCCCTTGATACTGCCAATAGTTGCAAGTGCAAGTGAGGTGGAGATCGGGGTTTGATCTCTCTCCCTTAGCTTCAACTGTAACTACATAATCACCTACCTCAAACTCGATAGGCTCTTTAAGTACCTTCTCCTCAAAGCCATTTACGACAGCTTTGACAGAAGAAGCGTTGGACTTAACTTTAGAGTCGAGTCCATTTGTAATCTGATTAAGATATGCAGATGATCTACGCATGATTTCTAACCTCTCTATTGTTGCTAAGAGAGGCTAGATCATAAATAGACTATTACTTAACAGCGACAAACTTAACCTTATCCCCGACTCTTTCCATCCGAAAGTTTCCAGGGAATTTGAATGTCTTACCCTTGAGATCAACGATAGCTATTTCAGAGATCGACCCATCGACAATGGCAGATCCTTCTGGAAGAACCTCTTGCTTGAGTGAGAAATCTCCATTCATGTGCTTGAAGTTAAATTCACCCCAAACTTGGTTTTCTTGCTCTTGTGTTCGATCATCCCAACCTTCTGGCTTCGGGTTTAGGATCGCATCAACCATGTCTTTTATCTTAATATCATCGCTCATGTGAGTGTCCTTTCATTTGTGCTTTTGCATCATACCATATAGATCATTGTAACCCCTTAAATATAGATCATTGTAGCCCAACTCTCTCCCGAAAGGAGAACCCACCATGAACATCGCAGTACCACTCAACCCCACACCCATCACCGTCCAAGAGTTTGAGGCTCTTTGCTCAAACCACGACTGGACATTCGAGTGGTCAGATGACCGCTCGGTGTGGGCAGACGGTCATCGAACACAACGGCAGATTGAGTCTCATCTCCGTACAGGGGACGAGGGCTTCAAGGCGATCTACCTCAAGTATTGTGTCCTCCCTTGGGAGGAGTCTCAAGTGGTTGAGGCTTATGGGAAGGTACGCACCATGACTGATGAGCGAGTCGGTGTTGAGGCTCGTAAGGCATGGGAGTCTCGCACTACCCTTGACCCTCTCTACGCTACCCTCCCTCGCCACAAGCAAGGCTGGTGGTGGCTCTGTGAGCTTTCACGCTTCCTAGAGCAAGAGACAGGGGAGACGGCCTCAAAGCTCGGTACTTGGAACTACAAGCACTTGGACTCTTAGGGTCGGACGAAAGGTTAAAAGAGGTATGCTGATTCTTCTTTAGCACCTACCGAAGTAAGTAATGCCCGACAAATATCTTGGAGCGACACCTCGAACCTCTCTATGCCCTTAAATTGATCTTCCTCTGCATACTGATTGTAGGTTTCCCAATCAACATTGTTGTGCCAATCAATGTATTCCTTAGTCAGAATGACAATCCCCTCGCCATAATCCTTTAACTCAAACCTTCCACCCTTGGCGAGCTTCACAAACTTCTTGAGCGGGATCTCTTCAAAATCATATCCATAGTCACTAGGTATGGTGATTTGGATCTTACTACCTTTAGCTTCTTTTTCAAGGCTTGCCACTCGCATTTCAAGCTGTTTAATCATCTCGTTAAGCATGGTGTAATCCTTAGAAGCGAATGTAGAGTCCTGTGCCATCTTCAAAGCGATCTTTGAGATCCTCTGCATAGACATCGTTGAACTCTTTAACAACCTTTACGCTACGACCATGAGTACGAATGAACTCCATGTCATAAAGGTCAAGACCATT